GGGGGGTGTACCCTCGGAGGGGGGCGAATATATTATATATGATGCCGACCCCATCTACAATGTATTCTGCTATGTTGTCTTATGGTTAGGTTCCGATGTACAACGGAAGACAACAAAAACTTGCTTTAAGACAACAGTGTTGTTATACTGAAGATATGGCTAAACGACCGGTATCCAAAGAGACACGGGCTGAGATACTACGCCTGAGAGACAGGCAGTGTCTTGGTTTCCGCGAAATAGCCACGGCGTTGGACATGGATTTGTGCCATACTCATAAGGTGTACAAAAAGGCGAAAGCGGAGCAGCGGGCTATGCTGGAACAGCTTAATAATGTTCCAGCCCCTCAACCAGTTAGGCGGCACAGGCCGTGCCAAGCCCCGACGCCACCACTCATTGAGACAATAGAGGAGCCAGATACTTTTGTTCTTCCGGTTCGCACTGAGGAAGAGAAGGCAATCATCCTCGACCCCAGCACTCCTACCGTTCCCAAAGGTGTCCTGCTCGAAGACGATAAGCTGGCAGACAAGATCAACCACCTTGTACAACGGCTGCTGGCTATTACCGAGGGGGAAGCCGAGCTTCTTGTCCACGAGATGACCGGGCCTCAAAGGATTGAGGCGGCGGCGAAGATGGTGGATAAGATGAGGACATTAAGGAATCAGTCAACAGAGGCAGTTAACACCAACACCTTTGTTGAGCTCATTGGTAAAATCACAGCATCAATGCGCAAAGGCTTAACGGCTGTGGAGCCTCATACATTGAATGGCCCATCGCTCAGTGGTTCTGCGGCTATTGATGACTTGAAGCCGAAGAAGCGCGGAAGACCAAAGACGAAGGAGGTTCCCGATTGCTTGAAATTATAAGAGGAATCGACAAAACCCTGCTGCTCTGGCTGGAGATGGAGGATTATCGGAAAGCGGCTGAAACGAAGATCGCTTCTTACGAACCAGATAGAAGGGAGTGGGAATCTAGTCTTCTTGTGGCTGAAAACCAGTTAACGCCGGAATTGAGCGTCTTCACTACCGAAATGTTTGTCGAAGGACAGTGGCATTTCTTCGGCGTCGGGGTTGGTGCTCCCACGGGAAGAGAGAGTCCCTGGCGGGTAATCTTTAGTGATAGGCTACAAAAACATCTCTTTAAGCCGGACACACACGCATGACAGAGACACCAACAACCAGGAAAGACCAGACCACCGCTGACTTCACAATGCTGTTGAGGCGTTGGCAGAAGAGCATGGTGCATTTCGTCACGGAATTTCTGGGAATAGATTACATCGATCCATTGCAGCTTCGGGCTATTAAAGCCATGCAGCTTCTGGTGTGGGCAAAGGTGAAGCGATGGCAGAAGAAGAGGCTGTCGCCTAGAGAAGCCAAGGTTGTGGATAAGATAGGCATTTCGATAATGGCTGGCAAAGGTGTGGGCAAAGATGCTTTAATGGCTTGGGGCATTATCTGGTTCCTGGCTTGCTTCGCTTCTTCCAAGATACCAATGACAGGCCCTTCGGAAGATCAGGTGAAGGATATTCTTCTAGCCGAAATTGCTAAATGGGTGAACCGGTTGAAGGATGATGGCACACCGGCTTGTATGTTTCCTGATCTTATAAAGATTCAGGCCAAGAAGGTGTTTGTTAATGGGGGTGAGAACCCCGGAGCGAATTGGTATGCCAAGATAAGAGTGGCGAGACAGGATGCTTCTGATGAGCAGAAGAGTCGGACGCTCGATGGTTGGCATGAAGATTTTATGATGGTGGCTGTGGATGAAGCGGCGTCGGTTTCTGATGCTGTGTTCAAGGCGTTTGATACGACTCTTTCGCGTCCGGTGAATTTTGTTCTGATGATCTTCAACCCAACGAGGGATCACGGTTACGCTTACGAAACCCATTTCGGAAAAAGGGCGAAGCATTGGATCAGGATTCACATGGACGCGAGACAGTCCACATTGGTGTTACCCTCGCAGATTGAGCAGATACGAGATACCTATGGGGAGGACTCCGTAGAATACCAGGTCAATGTTTGTGGGAATCCCCCAAAGGGGACATCCAAGTCTTTGATCCCGTACGACAGAGTTGTGGCTGCCACAAAGCGGCAGGACAATGGGCGTAACGAGCCGGTGTTGATGGGCATAGATGTGGCGAGGCATGGGGTTGACAAGTCTGTGGTTGTGGTCAGACAGGGCTTCACCGTAAAGGAGATTCACGTCTATGAAAACAAAGACCTGGTTGAATTTGCTGATCTTGCGGGGAATCATATTATCGACAACAACCCAGAGCGTGTCTATATCGACACTTGTGGGGTTGGAGCTGGAACTTATGATGTTCTCAAAAGGCGTTTTCCCGGAAAGTTGTTCCCCGTTGATGTTAACAGAAAAGCATCTCTCTCCCCTAAACAGATGGGTAGGCCCGACAGAATTCGATTCAACAGATTAAGGGATGAACTTTACTGGAGAGTGCGACAGGCTTTTATCGATGGGCTGTTCGTCATTCCAAAGAACCAGGACTTGATAAAAGAATTGGCTTCGATCCGGGAAGAAGATACTGAAGATGGTAGACTCAAGATTGAAAGTAAAGTAAGATTAAAGCGCAGGGGCGGGAAAAGCCCCAATATTGCCGACGCTTTGATGATAACCATGATGGGGAATATACAAGCTCTTCGCGCACGTAAGCGAGATTCTGAGAAGGCAAAGCATAAAAAGCAGAAGAGCAGCTATACCGATCAGGATATGTCCTGGCTTATGGCTTAAAGGAGCGCAGTATGCAGATTCTATTGGCACAAAAAGGGTCGCTTGACCATGAGCACATGGTCTATGTAACACGGGAGGGCCAGGGAGAGTGTTCGGTTAATTCCGGGCACTCTCACACCGTCCACCTTCTTCAAGGGGAAATGGGTATGGAAGTGTTGCTCGAAGAGACAGAAGAGCACACCCACGCCACCACGGAAGATTTACCGCGTGAAGACTTGGAGATCGAACAAGACAAAGGCAGAATCACAGAAGTGGTACAGATGTTCTCCCACGCCAAGAGCGAGGAGGAAGATTCAAGGAAAAAAGCGAAAGAAGCCCAGGAGTTCTATAAGGGCGAACAGTGGCCTGAAGAAGTTAAGGCGAAGCTCAACGAGCAACAGAGAGCGGTTCTGACGATCAATATGGTGGCGTCAATGATCGACCTGCTGTCTGGCTACTTCCGCAGGAACAGAACAGACTTCAGGTACAAGCCCGTGGAACACGGCGACAGCAAAATGGCTGACATCCTCTTCATTGTGGTGAAACAGATTCTTACCAAGAACGGGTATCATAATGAAGAAGTAGAAGTGTTTGAAGATCAGATCAAGAGTGGGCGTGGATGTTTCCACATCTACATCGACTATGATGAAGACATCCAGGGCCGATTGAAGGTAGAGCATTTCCCCGAAGACCAGATAGTCTTTGGGCCTCACCAGAAGAAAGACGGCTCTGACATGGACTTTCAGATTCGATGGTCATGGCACACAATGAGGGAATTAAAAGCTCTGTTCCCGGATCATGCAGACGATCTCACAATAGTGGATCACATCTGCTTCTCGGACGATTCTCCACACCATGATGAGACAGTTATGACCAGTGGGCTGATCAACGCAGAGTATCTCAAGGGCGCGGAGATGATAGACCGCATGAAGAAATCCACCAGGTTGTTGGTCTGTGAGGAGCGCGAGTATCGAACAGTGTACACCTTCCTGGACGAGAAGACAGGCTTTCACTATGACGCCGATAACCTCCCGAAAGAGAAGATAAACGACCTTAAATCCATGCGTTCCTTTGTGCCGATTGAGCGAAAAACGTTCCGGTTACGGGAGAGCTTGGTTGGTGGTGGGGTGTTGTTGGGAGACAGGTATCTGACTGAAAGGCCGTACAACCATTTCTCCGTAATTCCTGTGTACTGTTACAAAGACAGGACGGACTTCTGGGGTAAGATCGAATTCGGTAAAGACCCGCAGCGGGAGCTGAATAAGAGAAGAAGCCAGATAACAGATATCATGTCTCGTATGTCTGGTACGGGGTATTTCATTGATGACACGACCTTTGAGGATCACATTCAGGAGGAGCATTTCAAGACAGTAGCCCCTCGTGCTGGTTGGGTTCAGAAGGTGGCAGACACGACACGGCTGCCGGTACGCATGGATCCCCCGGCTATTCCTACAGGTATTATCCAGGCCGATCAAATGTCTCTGGCAGCTTTCAGAGAAGTGACACACGTTTCTCAAGAGATGTTGGGCGTGGAGTCGAGAGCAGAGAGTGGCGTGGCTCTGATGGCGAAGCAGAGGCAGGGTGTCTTGGGTAATGAGTTTATCTTTGATAACTTCGCCATGACCAAGAGAACCTTGGGCAAGATCATCGCTCAGTATGTGCAGAAGTACTACAAGAACCGTATGCCAAGGATTCTTTTCTCTGTGGAAGACCAGGAGACAATCAAGATAGGTGGAGAGCCAATGGGAAGCTACACCCCTCAGATGATTGAGCAACTGGTCAATACCCAGGATGCTCTTGATTATGATGTGGTTGTTTCGGAAAGTCAGTTCTCGGCCACAGCAAGAGACACCAATCTGGCTATTCTTACAATCCTGGCCCAGAGTGGTATGCCTATTCCA